GCTGATTCTGAATCAGCGGCCCTGCCTGCGCCGTCCGTCGGCGCTGCCTGGTCAACCGCCGTCTCTGCCGGCTCCGATCCGGTGCCAGCGTCAGCCGCGGCGCGCGCCCTTTGTGCGCGAACTCCCCCAGAGAAACCCATTGGCAGCGCCTCAGACTCAATCTCCACGGCGTCGGCTCTTTTCTCGGAGAGCCAGGCTGCGAACGCTGGGACCTGCGGCGCCTCGTCAACGTGGGCGATGCGCTGAGTGGCCTGTCCTGACAGGAGCAACAACTTCTCGGCGGCAATGCCGAGCGCCACGGGCAGGCTCTCTAGTTTGATCGTCTGGACCTCCTCAAGCAGGCGCTCGGATGCGGCGCCGACAAACCGCGCCAGCGTGGCAATGGTCTGCTCTTTAAGTGTGTCTACTGTTGCGCCCTCTCTGTGACGGACGGCCGCAATGGTGTTGTGACTGACTCGGAGCGTCCGGGCGATCTGGCGGACGCCAACGCCCTGCCCGAGGAGCTCGACAACGGCTCTGTATATGTCCGGGCGCTGCGAAAAAAGGCGCTCGCCGGTGAACTCGCCCCGAGCCTCTGCACTCGCCAGCGCGTCCAGAACCTCCTCCGAAAAAAGAGGAGGCGCGGCCGCAACCTGCTCGGCGCGTCGGGCAATGAGGCTGTCGTCTGGTCGAGACATCAGGGACCTGTTTTTGGGTAAAAAAAATGAACGGCGGCGGCGGGCCGCTAAAAAAGGCACACGCGCCAGCGGGCGGCGTATGCGTCGGCCATGGCAGGCCGGGAGCGCAGCGTCTGGAGCTGCGCCAGTGTCAGGCGGTGCGGAGGGGTGGTCAGAATCCGCACGGGTGCTAGTTAGGGAGCGGGTTGTTGCTGCGCCGCCATGCAACGAGCGCGCTCGCCGGAATCCTGAGCTCTCCGCCGATGCTCTCGGCCCGGAGATTCCCTCGTTGGATCTCCCGCGAGATCGTTCTCGGGTGGAGCTGATACACGGCCGCGATCTGGGCGGGTGTATACATCATCTCGAGGCCCTCAAGGGCGGGTGCCCGGCTCATAGCGGAACCTCCTCACCTGGGAGGGCCCCCATGGGCGAAAAAAATGCCCGTGCCGCTCCGGCCATCGTCGAAAGCCGCTGCCGGGCGTCCATTGCCTCCAGGGAGCGCAGAGACACGGCCTCACCATTGGCTCTCCGACTCTGGGCCACTGTCAACGCGTCGGCCCGGTCGAAAAACGACCCCACAAAAAAACCGGTCTCGCCCCCGTAAGAGGCAAAAAGGAGAAACATCATCTCTCGCCCTCCTCGTCCAGCGGCCATGCGTGACGATTGAGGACGGGCAAAAACTCGATCCCCGGCAATTCGTTTGCCCGCACCCATGCATTCCAGGTGTCCAGCGCGGCCAGTTGCTGCGCCTCTGCATGTGAGATGCTGCGGATCAAGACCACAAGCCTCTCGGCCAGTGATCGAGCGGCCATGGCCTCCGCGTCGTCCACGAGCATGGCCATGCCCACACACATGGCCCACGGAGCATCCGCAGCCAGCATGGAAAACACCGCGTATCTCACCGCGCCACCTCCTGCCGGATGCGCTCCTGGTCGGCCCGCTCTGCGCGGCGCCCGTCCAAATAGCCGGTGGCGAGCCCCTGCCGGTTTCCCTCTCTCCACGCGACATCCAGCCTCCACCGCAAAATGGACGTGATCGCCCCGAGGACGACCACCCAGAACAAAACATCCCCGCCGCTCATTTCACGGCCTCCTCTCGCTGCTGCTTGGCCTGGGCGATCCGCGTAATTTGGCGCGTGTAGCGGATTTCCTCACGGACCAGGAGCAATCGCTCCTCCGCCGAACAGCCGGTTGCGTGTGCGAGCCCCTGCACGAGGTCACGCAATTTCGAATACAGCTCCACCTTTGGGTTGTTCATTGCGGTTTCTGGAATATCCCACACTCTGCACTCGTGCAAGCGGTTTGTTGCTTTGTTCGGTTTATTGCGTTTAATGTAACGCCATGAGCCAATTTTCCAACGCCCTGCAATTGATCCTGGACCGCCACAGGTGGCCCCAGGCGCACTTGGCCCGCATGGCCGGGATTGCCCCGTCAAACGTCCACCGCTACTTCACCGCCCAGCACCGCCCACGGTTTGAGCACCTCCAAAAACTCATCGAGGCGCTCGATGACCCAGCCGACAAGGCCTCGCTTGCGGCCGCGCATCTACGCGACGAGTTGCCACGGGATGCGGAAGAATTTGTGCGCATTGTCGATCTCGTCGCAGCGCGCAGCGCGCAACGTGGCGACGTATTGCGGGAGGAGGCAAACGATTACGCGCCCGCGTCGCGCTGCACCAAAGAGCAATCCGCTGCAATTGACTGGCTGTGTGAGAACATCGCGACGGATCCCGGCGTGTGGCAGGCGATCCGCAGCATATTGGCGGTTATTCGCAAGGCGTAGTTACTCCCATTGCTGCGTTTGGGCGTTGTATCGGTAGCTGTGGCCGTTTTGGATCCGGATCGCCCCATCCATCGGCGGCGGTGTCGGCAAAAACTGCACGTTGCCAGATGGCTGAGGGAGAGCCGGAGGCACAGGCTGCGCCGCGACGGGTTGCGCCGCCTCCCACGGGTATCCGGCCACGGGCATGGGATGCCACTGCCAACGGCTCCCCGGGTGTACTGCAGGCATGCACACCCACGTTTCCCCCGTCCAACGGTCGAGCCGGTGCGAAATCCCCGCCGCCTGCCCTGAGTGTGTGACGAGCTGGTACCTCTGCCCGGCTCCACCCACTGCAACCCCGAGCGCAAAAACCGCGCAGACCGCCATCAAAACAGCGCAAAAACGGATCGTTCGCATGGTTTTAAATGCGCAAACCATCGCCCGCAAATCAAGCTGCAATAAGCATTCGCGGGCATTGCGCAAAAATAAGCAAAATTCCTCTTGCCTGTTGCGCCTTTTTGCGTAGAGTGTTCTCTATCGATAGCGAGTCCGCTGTGCAAAACCTCTCCGCTCCGGCGGGAGACACTAGCCAAAAGCGACCGACAAAAAACCAACCAAAAAAACGCAAACCATGAACACGCTCAAATCCCAAATCGTCCGCATCATCGAATCGTCCGCAAACACAAACCAGACGTGCATCACCCTCAGCCCTGAGTATGGCTGGAACGTTAGTTTCATTCCCTCAGACCGCGAGGACGATGCGGTTGAGATTATCACCAAAGAGGGGCTCAACGAATGGGCCGACGGCTGCGCTTGGGACGACGCACAGTTCGACCTAGCGGCGGAATTCATCACCGACAACGTCGGCGACTGGCTCAGCGACGACCTAGACAAATCCCAGCGCGCCGCACTCCTCGCCCACATCTAAACCAACCCGCCCCGGGTTCGATCCCCGGGGAACAAAAACCCCCGGCCAGCCGCTCGAACGGCTGACCGGGGGACGCAAACCCAAGGCGAAACGCCGAGGGAATGCACAAACCCAAAACCAAACCCAAAAAAACGCAAACTCAAATGCACTCGCTCTTCAACTCCACGGTTTCCCGCACCTCCATCAACCGCTTCGGCCGCAATCAAAACGTTCTCCGGTCCCGCTCCCCGCTGAGCGACTCAGAAATCCGGGCCGTTGCGCCCAGCATCTTCGCGGAAACCGCCCACGGCTCCCGCTCTCAGAAATACTCCTACATCCCCACCTCAACCGTTCTTCAATCACTCCGGCGGGAGGGCTTCGAGCCGTTCGAAGTGCGGCAGGGCGGCACCCGCGATGAGGAGAAACGGGCGTTCACAAAACACCTCATCCGCCTCCGGCACGCCAGCCAAACGGCCCAAGTCGGCGACCACCATCATGAGATTGTCCTGGTCAACTCCCACGACGGCACCAGCAGTTACCAAATCATGAGCGGAATCTTCCGGCTCGTCTGCTCAAACGGCATGGTGGTTGCGGACGATCTCAATGAGATCCGGATCAAACACTCCGGCGACGTCATCCCGCAGGTCATTGACGGCTGCATTGAAATTCTCGGACGGCTCCCCGAGGCCAGTGAGAGCGTTCGCGAGTGGAGTGCCCTGCGCCTCACCGAGGGCGAGCGGGCTGCGTTCGGCGCTGCCGCTCTGGCTCTGCGATACGACGAGACCGAGGCCGCCCCGTTCAGCGCCGAAAAACTCCTCACCGTCCGCCGGTTCGCGGACGCCGAGCCGAACCTCTGGTCCACCCTCAACACCGTTCAGGAAAACGTCATCCGGGGCGGCGTTGGCTACGTCCTGCGCGACGAAAACGGGCGCAGGAAACAAATGCGACGGACCCGTGAAATCTCCGGGATCGACCAAAACGTGAAGCTTAACCGGGGCCTCTGGGTCCTGGCTCAGGAAATGGCCAAACTGAAAACCGCCTAACCAGCTCCCACACTGCCCCCGGAATCCCCGGGGGCAGTAGGGAGCCGGGAAAGCCGGAAAAACCGCCCGGCGAGCCGCTCGAACGGCTGGCCGGGGAAACGCAAACCCAACAAAACGCAAACTCAAATGAAAACCCAAATTGCCACACCGTTTTTTACCGCCGCAGACATCATTTTTACATACAGCCGCGAGCAGGCTCTTGAGGACGGCTTGTTGGTAGACGTAAGCGAAGAAACGGCCAGAAAACACGGGTTTACGGTCCCTGTGGCCATCACCCGCGCCGTCTGGGCGGACTGCGTGGAATGGACCGAAGAGACAAACAGCCGCAAAAACACAATCCAAGACCAAGACTCACGCCTTTTTTACGTGCTTTTGATGGCTCACCTAGCCTGCCGGGGGCGGGGTGACAGTCCGCGCCGCCTGTTCGACCTGTACCGGGTGCCGGTCGAAGGCCGAGGCGTTCGCCATCGGCGTGTGACTCTGGCCATCCACATCGGCCCCGGAGATTCCGGCGAACCGGTCGTCACAATCATGCTCCCAAACGAAGACTAACCAGTTCCCACCCTGCCCCCGGAATCCCCGGGGGCAGTAGGGAGCCGGGCACGCCGGACGCAAAACAAACGAAAACCGATATGAAATTAATCTACGTGATCAATTACCGCCGCAAACTGGATGCGCTTTGTGATGAGGTGGACGAGCTCTCCGAGGAATACGCAACGATGGAGGCAGCCGTGGCAGACGCCAAAGAGCAGTTTTCAACATGGCAAAACCACCCTGATTTTACTCGCTCGAAATGGGAGGTTGAGCGGGTCCAGTTTGACCCGGAATTTAACGCCGCCGATCACGCCAGAGGGGAAGGCGTGACTTACGAAACGGTGTTTGAAACTGAGTGGACCACGGAATGAAAATAACCCTACACCACCCGGCGTCCAGTTACGGCGTGCCGGTCATCCTGGACGACGCGGGCAACGTCATGGATTACCCGGACGGGTTCCGGGCGATCCGGGCCCGGCTCGGGCTGTCCGTGGGCGACGTTGGCGCGCTCTGCGACTGTTCCCCGCGCACCGTCCAGGGCTGGGAGCTCAACCGCCCACCCTCGGCGGCCGCGCTGAACGCTCTCGGCCTGCTCCTGGAGCGGGAGCAAACCGGCGGGAAACCGCCAAAACCCGCGAAAACGGGGCGAATCGCCACCGCTTGAATTAATTACCGCCGACCCACAAACCGCGTTGCCCCCCCCGGGGGCTGAAAACGCAAGTCGTATCATAAGGCGTATCAGTTGGCCTTTTTACTCTGGCAGGGGCTTGGATTACAAATCAGCTGCTCTACCAACTGAGCTATACCGGCGTTTCCTCTGTGAGCGCCTGCTTTTTGGTCGGTTTACAGAGTAGAATCCGTTGCTTGATACGCTTTCCCTTGCGCACCTTGTCGGGCGCTGTAGGGTGCCTTTTGACATCAAGTGACAAACGCAAGGTGTATCAAAAAGCGTATCAGCTAAAACAATGAACTCTCTCGAAACCGACTCAAAGAACAGTGTGACGCCTGAAACCGACGGCCCGGATGGTTTCCAGGTCACGGTCGAGGGCCTCACATACCGGGTCTTTAATCCCCCGGAACGGTCTTGTTACTATCTGAGGTTCAAGCTCAAGGGCAAGGCCTACCTGCGCAGCCTGCGCACCACGGTGCGGGCCATCGCTACCAGCCGG